GACCCCAAGGCACGTAAGTCGTTTGCGGCACGTCACAAGTGTGCACAGCAAACTGATAAGACTAAGGCGGCATACTGGGCATGTCGTTTACCTAGATACGCAAAACAGTTGGGGTTGAGCGGTGGTGGAAACTTCTTCTGGTAGACCGTACCAAGAGTACGAACTAATGAACGGAGACAAGCTGAGAGCATTTGACGATCAGAGTAATCCGTTAGAATTTATTTGGCATAGAGATCAGGAAGATCGTGAGGTCTATGTCGAAGAGGAAGGTAGTGGTTGGAAGTTTCAGATGGACAACGAACTGCCTGTAGAACTAAACAAGGGCGATAAGTTATTTGTACCGAAAATGACCTTTCATAGGTTGATACAGGGTAAAGAAAAACTGATCGTAAGAATCCACACAGTATAAATAGAACTAATACTTTATTAGATGGGAAAACTGGAATGCCAGCAGAAACACAAGCAAAGCGATTAGATCGCATCGAAGGTAAGATTGATAAACTAGCAGATGCTATGGTGTCTCTTGCTCGCACGGAAGAAAAAATCCTGTCCATGGAAAAAGAAAACCATAATCACTTCGAGAGGATGAATCGATTCTCTGAGAAGTTAGATAACGTTGAGCGAAAGGTCAACGAGAATGCGCACACAGTCAATACTCTTGTAAAGATATCAGGAGTTGTTGCTGTTGCGGTTATTGGTGCAATTGTAAACTACCTTTGGATGTAAACGGAGACTAACCATGTCAATTCAAAAAACAATGGAGGCATACTTGGAAATGGTCTCCGAAGCAAGTTGCGGCAAAGACCGCATGAAGAAAGAAGAGAAGCAGGAATGCCCTAAGTGTGAGGGCGAGGGTTGTGATCACTGCGATGGTAAAGGATACCATGAGAAAGAGGTCAAGGAAAAGAAACTCGATCCTGTGAACGATAAAGAGAACGACAAGAAGTTCAAGGACCGTAAGGACAAGGACATCGACAACGATGGCGACGTAGACGATTCTGACGAATTCTTGCACAAGCGTCGTAAGGCAATCGACAACACTAAAGACGGTGGCGAGAAACCTGCAGAGAATGACGGTGAAGGTGAAGAAGAAGCACCAGCACCAAAGGACGACAAGAAGAAGAAGGACAAAAATCCTCGCACTTCTGATAACAAGGCAGAGATCTCTAAGATCGGTGAAGCATTCGATCAGATGTGGGTTGCAATCGAAGAAGCGGCAGGTCAGAAGAAAGGTGCTACTCCACCCGAAGAGATGGACAGCAAAGCATCTGGTTCTGAGAAGAAGTGGAAAGACCAGCATAAGGTTGACAAAAAAGAATTGAAGGATGTCTCTGACGCAGAGATCCAAGAACCTAAAGAGCGAACTGTAAAGAAGGAGAACATGTCTGAGTTTGAAGTCATTCGTGCGATCCTATCTGGTAAAGTACCTAACAACGAGGAGTAAATTATGCAAGCACCCCGCTGGTGTTCACACGCAGTTCCGACTGCACGTGGTTGGACTGACCCTGTAACAGGTGAAGTATTTGTGGCACGTCGATTCTCTCAAGAAGAGATCGACGCATTTCATGGACTTGACATTGTAGAGGAAGTGCAGTATAATGCTCCTACAATGCTACACGAAGCACCTGTAGGTCACAAGTCCTTAGAGAGTATGACCAAAGCAGAACTAGTTGCTCTTGCTGAGTCAACTGGTGTAGAGGTTAACCGATACGCAACGAAGGCAGTATTGATCGAAGCACTCTCTTAATTTACAACTAGATATATTATGACTATTGAATTGACGCATAAAACCTTCACTCTCTATGCAGCTCAGAATTATTACAATCCTACCTGCATAGACAGTGAAGAATTCTTCGACGACATTAAACGCTTTAAGTACATCAAGCGGTTGCTCAACCGCTATCGAGATACTGGCGAACTCTCCGAAAGACTCATACTCAACCACCTGATCGTAATCTTCAACTGCTGGGGATTCGAATCAGGTGTTGAGATGCTTGCACTCAAGGTCGAACCTGAACACTGGGGAGCACTGAAACCCTTCCTAGTTTTTCTCAAGGCAGTGACCAACGAAGACCTAACAGGTATTGAACAAGACTTTTTCGTAGTTGAACGACTGAGGGCAATATGAACCCATGTGGAGAATGTACTGCCTGTTGTGACTCTCTAGGATTTACACATGTCAACGATTACACTCAATCACATCCCGACGTAATTATATCACTGAAGGTTGCTGAACAAGAAGGTATTGTCTACGACTATGGGTCTGGTTGTAATAAACTGTGCCCTAATAGTGGCGACTGTACCATCTATGAACGCAGACCCCATGTGTGTAGTAGTTTCGAGTGTTCCTATCTACGCTACGATCTAGATATAGAGACCAGACCGGACCAGTGTGGGTTTGTCGTCGATGCCGATGATCCCGCACTGCATGATGGGTGGGCAATGGTCACTCCGTGGTTGCACGGTCAAAAGGATATTGACGTAGATGTGTGGAGACCAGAGAACCACTCAAAGATAAAACAAGTTCTAGAAGACTTGTCAATGGAGACTGGACGTAGGTTCAATGGATACCTAGTGCAGTGCTCTAACAAATATGCTAAGGGTATACTTTATGAAGTTTTTGATTTGCACTGATCCTAAGAAGATTAAGAACCACGAGATCTATAGTCTGGGCAACTACTACTATTGCCATGACGAAGAGGTTAATCTACATCGTGGTATGGGTTATGATTTACTGTGGCAGGGATATACTATTGAACAACCCATCGAAGAACTGTTGGATGACTGGTGGGCACTGAAACGTGCTAACGGCAACTTCTTTGCTGTACGTATCATGCCTCACAAGATTGACTATGCTCTGGACTACTTCAACAACCATAAGATCTTCTCTGCTCATAAGTATGGATTCGAAATGTCCAACCACCTACCGTGGATGACAAAGAATGAGCATGATGATATTGTGCGTGACTCTTTACAGTATGAGGCATTCATACGTCGAGAGTTCTCACAGAACGAGTGTACTACATTCTTTGAACACATACACTCTGTGTTACCCACATATGACTATATCTACGACTCAAAGGAAGCATACAACTCTAAGTTGAGGAATGACCCCGATGAGTTAGTGGACTACATCCACAGGTGTATGGAGCAACATGCTAAGGTGATCAAGGATCGGTATCCTAACCGATTCATTTGCCTGTCTGAAGGTATGGACTCTGCACTGCAGTCTCAGTATTTCCGTGACGATCCACAGTACATGTATACAATCGTTCCGTGCAGTGCAGGTGAGAAAGGACGTAGGTACAAAGAGATTGTGGCAGGACACTATCCCAACGTGCACTTCGAAGAGTTTCACGTAGACCGTATGGCAGAGTACACTCACAAGTATCTCAATGACTCTACTACACGGTGGGCAACTATCTTACCTACCATGAAACAGATTGCAGACTGCGAAGTCAAACCAGACATCGTGATGTACGGTGTCAATGGTGATGAGATGTTTGTTCGAGATCTGATTCCGCATATGCAGATGTTAGCATATGAATACTGGGATCAAGATCAGAAGTATGTAGAACAGCGTCTACGAGCAGATATCGCATCCAAGTCTGATCAGTATGGTTCTTCATATACAGTAGGAGACGATGAGACGTTTGAGGCACATCTAGATTACTTTGCGTCGGGATGGTTTCGTAAATGGCGATCACGTGAAGACGCAGAGAGTGCTATGCTCAAGTGGACCACACCCAAGTTCTATACACGAGCAATCACACAGAACAACGAGGTGATGACAGCATCGCTATATAATGATAGAAGGATCTTTCACGAGGTGTTGAAGTGTCCGAAGGACTGGTTGCGAGAGTATGGTATGGACTCTCCGATCCAAAGGAAGATACTCAAGGACAAGTTCGATTACGAACTGGTGACTCCATACAAGGACGCACTGTATGCCAACTACGATGACATCTTTGCTAACATTTTTGATTCAACAGTGCCCAAAGCAATGGCACAAACGGTATAAATAAGCACATGGGCATATTAAAATCAGCAGCCGACTTAGTATACACGATACGCTTTTTAAAACTTCTGGTCACACCGTTTGACAAGACAGAAGCATTTAAGGCGGGGATCATCGATGCAGACGGAAACAAGAACAAGGATTTCAACCTGAACTCCACCGATGATCGTGAAGCATACCGATCACACTATACTTCGTTCCATCGTCTCGTTTTCAATCTAAAGCGTATCATGGCAAAGGCACCCGGAGGTCAATCCGTGGTTGCACGTTATGGTGCCGCACTCGCACTTATCAAAGAGCATGGCGAACTCACCGACAAGGGTGTGGAGAAGATCCATGCGGAGACTGGCATCGACATTCTCGATGTCCTAGCAGAAGAAACACAGTGGTTCATGCTCGAAGGAGATGAGTTGTCTCCCGGTGTGTACCGCATGAAGAATGACTCTATGACGACTCAATACGAAGAGATCGTCAGGAAGGGCGACCAGATCAGAATTGAGATTACTATGCCTATAGATGAGGTACTTGGTCTATCCATCTATGAAGGCATTCATCTAAAGTCACGTCAAAAGGTATTGGTCACAACATCGGAACTCACTAAGTGAGTCTGCAGGACCAATACGAAGTTCACCTCTCTGGTGTGTGGAATCATATCAGAGAAGGTCATTGTCTGTTATCTGACAAGACCACAGATGTCTTCAGACAAATCCTTGACATCGTACAACCCAAATCAATTTTCGAAATTGGATTCAATGCTGGTCATTCAGCATACGGGTTTCTTTCCCTCGATGAAGAGGTCAAAGTCGATTCTATAGACATCTGCCAGCATAGATATACTATCCCTTGCGCAAAGAAGATTGAGCAATTGTTTGAGGGTAGGTTTCGTTTTGGAAATAAGGATTCTCTTACTGTCCAGTCCAATACGATAGAAGGATATGATCTTGTGTACATAGACGGAGATCATCACTTTGAATCGTTTCGTAGCGATTATCAGTTATGTGTGGATGCAGATATAGAATGGGTGCTGATAGATGATACGAATCTGTTTCTAGATATTAATAAATTTGTAGAACACGCAGACCAGAGTATAAGCGGTAGACATCCGTATAAGATCCACTCAAGGTTTCACGTAGACAACGAACTATGGATAAGGAAACCTGAAGTAGAGGATAAGTATAAAGAGACGGAGATGGTCCTACTTAAAAGGGAAAGAGATGAAGAAGTTTAAGAAACACTTCGAGGAAGATGCTCCCGGTACCAGCACTGCCTCAGTTGTAGGTACGGGTGATGATTCTAGTACAGTCGTTGTACGAAAGAAGAAAAAGCGTAAGAAGGACGATGTTCTTACGAGAGGGGTTGACCCACTAAAGCAGACTTGACATTCGTCGTGCAGTCTGTTATGATACATAAATCTTAACTAGGAATAGACGCTATGAAAATTTTTGATCGTAGGGGATTCTCTGTCTGCGTCTTTCACGGTCAAGATCAAGAAGAATTACGTGAAGTTGAAGATGTGCAGACCGCATGGTATGCCGCAGGAGCAGAGCGTAGTAAACTGATCTTCGTACCGATGGAAGGTTATGCTGGTAATGAGTTAGACTCCGACAACTTTTTAGTTGAAAATTATTCCGCATCTCTCACCAACAGTTTTATGTGGGATGAGATCTGGACGAAAGATGAGCACGAAAAAGAAGTCGTTAGACTCGTGGATAAGTTCATCGATACGGGGGAGAGGATAGTCATCGAAAACTATGACTATGAAGCAGATGAACCATTCTACGATTATAGTGGTGGACGATATGAAAATTGATAAGAAAAAGGACGAACTCCTTGCCGACTATGCAATCGGTATGCTAAAGGATTTCTATTTGAACGAGTATGAAGACTCTCCTCAAGAAGGTTATGCACGTGCGGCAAAGGCATGGTCAACCTATCGGGGTGAAATGGATGAAGACCTAGCACAGAGGTTATATGATTATGTATCGAATAAGTGGTTTATGTTTGCGTCACCCGTTCTTTCAAATGCACCGAATGGTCATGGCAAGGGTAAAGGGATGCCTATCTCTTGTTTCCTCACGTATGTACCAGATACCTTGGAAGGACTTATTGGTCATAGTTCTGAGTTGCGCTGGCTTAGTGTATACGGTGGGGGTGTTGGAGGTCATTGGTCAGATGTAAGGACTGTATCCGATATCGCACCCGGACCTATCCCGTTTCTACACACCGTAGACGCAGATATGATTGCGTACCGTCAGGGTAAGACTCGTAAGGGTTCGTATGCCGCTTACATGGATATCTCTCACCCCGACATCGTAGAGTTTCTGAACATCCGTATTCCTACGGGTGACGTACAGCGTAAGGCATTGAACCTACATAATGCACTGAACATCACCGATGAGTTCATGGAAGCAGTGATGTCCAACTCAGACTTTGATCTGCGTGATCCGAAGGACGGGTCTGTGAAGGATAGCATCAATGCTCGTAAACTCTGGGAGCGAATCATCGAGACTCGTTTCCGTACAGGCGAACCCTACTTAAACTTTATTGACACTGCCAACCGTGCACTGCCTCAGAACCTCAAGGATCTGGGTCTGCGCATCAATGGTAGCAACCTGTGCAACGAGATCCACCTACCTACCAGTGCAGACCGGACTGCGGTATGTTGCCTTTCTTCCTTGAACTTGGAGTATTATGATGAATGGAAAGACACTAACATCGTTAGGGATCTTGTGCGTATGCTCGATAATGTCCTCGAATACTTTATCGACAATGCTCCCGACACAATCACACGAGCAAAGTATAGTGCCCAACGTGAACGATCAATCGGACTTGGAGCAATGGGATTCCACTCGCTCCTCCAGAAGCACGGGGTCGCATGGGAAAGCGACAAAGCAAAAGAAATTAATGACGTTGTGTTTTCCCACATCAATGGTGAAGCAGTCGCAGAAACCCAACGACTCGCAGAAGAGCGAGGAGAATATCCTGATGGTGTCGGTACCGGACGGAGAAACGCACACCTCCTTGCAATTGCGCCTAACGCAAGTTCAGGAGTCATCCTGTCTACATCTCCTTCAATCGAACCCCTGAAGGCATGTGCGTATACGCATCGCACACGTGCAGGATCGTTCCTTGTGAAGAACAGACACCTTGACCAGTTATTGACTGAGAAGGGTATTAACAATGAGTCCGTTTGGACTAGTATTATCACAAATAAAGGTTCTGTACAGCACCTACCGGAGTTGACAGAAGGCGAGAAAGCTATATATAAAACTGCGCAAGAATTAGATCAGAACTGGGTGATTCAACATGCGGCAGATAGACAGAAGTACATCTGCCAAGGACAGTCTGTTAATATCTTCTTCCCGTCTGGTGCAGAGAAGTCTTACGTGAATCAGGTACACCTCAAAGCATGGCGAGAGGGTCTCAAAGGTCTTTACTACCTACGTACCGAAGCAAAGTCACGTGCAGAGAATGTATCAGAAAAGGTAGAGCGAGTTGCACTACAGGATGACAACCGATCAATCGTGTACTCCAAGAAGAATTGTCCTTGGTGTGCTATGGCGATGGAGGAATTGAAATTGCGTGGAATCGTATTTGATAAAGTTGACCTAGAAGAAATCGGGAAAACTGCGGCAGAGGTTACAGGTCGAAAGGTACGTACCGTACCACAGATCTACATTGAAGGTAACTACGTTGGTGGTTACGAAGAGTTAATGAGTTTCCTCAATAAGACCAACGTCAGTATGGACGAAGGCGATGAATGTAAGGCATGTGAAGGATAATGTCGTATAAATCTGCCGAAGATAAATTTTCGGCACCACCAATCAAAGAGGAAGATTAATGTCGCTACTAAGTTTTAGCACAACCTACAAACCGTTCAAGTACCCTTGGGCGGTAGAACTGTCAAAGAAGCACGAAGAAGTACACTGGATCGAAGACGAAGCAGAGTTGAGTGAAGATGTCCAAGACTGGAAAACCAAACTCACCGAAGACGAAAAAGAGTTCATCACCCAAGTACTGCGACTGTTCACACAGTCTGACGTTCAAGTTGGGGAGAACTACCACGAGTTACTCATCCCTAAATTCAAAAACAATGAGGTGCGAAATATGCTCTCTTCCTTTGCGGGTCGAGAAGCAGTCCACCAGCGAGCATACGCACTCCTCAATGACACGCTTGGTCTTCCGGACGAAGAGTATCATAAGTTTCTCGAATATAAAGAGATGGCTGACAAAGTAGACTTCATGAAAGAGGGTGACACTAACTCTCACACAGGTCTCGCACTTGCTCTTGCTCAGTCTGTATTCAACGAGGGCATGTCGTTGTTCAGTTCATTTGTGATGCTACTTAACTTCCAACGCTTCGGTAAGATGAAGGGTATGGGTACAATCGTAGAATGGTCTATCCGTGATGAGTCGCTACACGTGCAAGGAAATGCTAAACTCTTCCGTGAGTTTTGTGAAGAGCATCCCCGTATCGTAAACGACGAACTCAAGTCTAAGATCTACGAGATGGCAAAGACTGCTGTCGATCTGGAAGACCGATTCATCAATCTAGCATTCAAGGGTAATGATGTCCAAGGACTTACTAGAGATGAAGTTCGCAAGTACATTCGGCATATTGCTGATCGTCGTCTCTTGCAACTTGGTCTCAAAACAAAATTCAGACAGAAAGACAATCCACTACCATGGTTGGATTGGGTGCTCAATGGAGCATCACATGACAACTTCTTCGAGAAGAGAGTCACCGAATACTCCGTTGTAGGTATGGAAGGTGACTGGGGTTGGGAAGCGGCATGACAGACGGGTTTAAATATTTAAACTCGTGCCCTATCTGCGACATAGAAACTACAATCATTGTACATGGTGATGAGGATGTTCCTTCGTCCTGTCCCATGTGCGGTGAGGATGCTGAATTGGTAGAACTGAGAGGTCTAGACTCAGACGAATAAGAATGCTACATAGTTGTATGTGGCATTATAACAACCTACCATTCGAACCAAGCGATGACGAACTCAGCGATTACGTTGGGTTCGTTTATTGCATCACTGAGTTAGACACTGGCAAGAAGTACATCGGTAAGAAGTTCTTCTGGTCTACTCGCAAACTACCACCACTCAAAGGACAGAAACGTAGACGCACAGTCAAGAAGCAGTCTGACTGGATGAAGTACTACGGGTCGTCCGAAGAACTGAAACTTCTTGTGGAAACAAAAGGTGGTGATGCCTACCACCGTGAGATCCTACGTCTGTGCAAGACCAAGGGTGAGTGCTCCTACTACGAAGCAAAGGAACAGTTCGATAGAGATGTTTTATTTTCAGACCAATACTACAATGAGTTTATTGGGTGTAAGATACACTCGAAACATCTAGGAAAGTAAATGCATCATGGAATAATTTTTTCTCTATTTCACGTAGAGTATCCTATACAAAACGAAAATCCTTCTCCACTCGTTACCAATACTGGCATATATCAGAGTGAGAATAGAGGTTTACTTTCAGCATTTGGACACTCTGCAACGGAGTGGAGAGGACAATCTTCACGTGGACCGGGTTCTCATAAGATAGCATCACACCTTCGTGACTTAGGGAACTGGGACGTAGAAGTCATCGACTACTGGAGTGCGTTTACTTTAGATGACTTGAAAAGATTGGTTGATATGCGTATCACCAAGAAAACAATCTTTGTAGGATTCAGTCAAGCATTCGCATCATATCATGGCAAGCAACTACATTTAGAAAAATATATCAAGGATAACTACCCTTGGGTTGCCACGGTAGCAGGTTCTATTGGTCTGATTGCTATATTAAATACTAGCGCAGATTATCACGTAGTGGGTCGTGGTGAGTATGGAATGGAAGCACTCTGCAAACACCTAACCAACTCTGGTTCAGTGAAGATAAAGGAAATTACTCATCCCTATTCTGGAGACAAGGTTTTCAAGGTGATCGATTGTAAGTACGATTATCCTGCCGAACCTAAGTCCAGAGTCAAGGTATCATACGAAGAACGAGATTTGATCGAATCAAACGAGACCTTGACTATGGAGCTGTCGAGAGGATGTAGATTCAAATGTTCTTTCTGTGACTACTACCCTTTAGGAGTCAAGGGTGATTGGACACGGGATGTTGACGACTTTGAATCTGAGTTAAGAGAAAACTATGATAGGTGGGGCATTACTAATTATCTCTTGACCGATGAGACTATCAATGATCGTACAGAGAAGTTAGAGAAGTTTGGTGCTGTTGTCAAAACGCTACCATTCACTCCTAGATTTCATGGGTACATGAGAGCAGACTTACTTATACACAGAGGGCAACGAGAGTTAGATGCTGTCAAGCAATTGAACGTTGCTGGTCACTGGTACGGAGTAGAATCCCTAAACCACAAGACTGCTAAGTCTGTTGGTAAGGGTATGGCATCTGACAGAATGAAAGAAGGGTTGTTGCAGTTAGACAAAGATTTTGTAGTCAACATGTCTTTCATCTTGGGTCTTCCTCATGAATCCATCGAATCTATG